CGGGATGCAGCAGTACATAAAAGAACAGTGTTTAAATTGATGCATCGGCTTCACTAAGAGTAATCCGAAGGGTATCGTGACCTAATGATTAGGTACGGAGATTACTATGAGTGATTATTTTGGGTATGGAATGAATAATTTCAATCTAAACCGTTGTTTCGCCATTCTCAAAAAAGGCGAAAATTATGTAGCTGTTCCCGATCAGTTTAATAATCTGTTTGTCGGTGGCTATAGTGAGTTATGTCATGATTTTCAGCTACAAGGTTTTATCTTGCATGCGACGATATGGGCAGTAGACACTAAGTCGGCAATTGAGCAGTCTAAGGCTTATGATGCTACTGAGATCAGCAGGTTAAACAAAGAACTCAATGAGTTAAAGAAAGAAATAAGTAGGCTAAAGGAACTAAGCGTGAGTTCTCAAAGTTTTAATAATCTTGACCCCTATGTGGTTTTAGGGTTTGAAACGGGAACGCGACCTAGCGTTGAAGAGGTAAACACCAGGAAGAAAAAGCTAGCTCTTGCGCTTCACCCCGATCGAGGTGGGAGTAACTTTTTAATGGGGCTCATAAATTCAGCGTGCAGGAAATTGAATGTGTGATAACTAAAATCAACCGCCTCCGGGCGGTTTTTTATTGCCATCACCATGGGCTCATGCATTGTGATGGCATAAGCATCATTCTTTGGCTGTGTTTAGTTCAGTAGCATTCACGATTTGTTTCGCAGAGAGCTCTGTCTTCAACTTTGAGAGCAGAGAAGCTTCCATTGCATTTAAAATAGATTCAGTTTCAGCATTGAAACCTGAGAATTTGATGACGCGTTTTGTGACTTTACCTTTTTCGGCGCTTGCTCCTACACCTAAATCCGTTGCGCTCAATTTTGCATTAGCTCCCCCCTTAAATGAGTCTCCATAATATTCTTCAATTTCAACCGTTTCTGAAATTAATGTGCGTCGAGCAATAGCCAACTCTTGCTCTATCTTTGCATAAGCATGAAGGACGTCAGCCGTAATTTCGCTATGTTCTAAATAATTTGACCCGCTTTGAGTTATCGAACCTTTTGGCAATGGTAAATTAACTTCGATAGCACTGGTTGCTGCCACTTTAAGAATAGTTAAAACCAAATCACTAATCATCTGTATACCTCCAAGTATTAGTCGCCAGCATAACAAGTTAACGAAGGATTCCAAATGGCAAAACCGGACTGGGGCGAGCTTCAGCAACGGTTCCTGTCCGATCATGCCGCAACCGGGGTATCACCAACAGAATGGTGTGAAGCGCAGGGACTGAATTATACATCTGCGCGGCGCTACATTAAAAAGCCAACTGCGCAGACTGCGCAAAAACCTGCGCAGAAGAAATTGCGCACTGCGCAGAAAGAAAAAAGTGCAGAGGAACTGGTTAACAGCAAACTCAGCCCGAAGGTAAAGCGCTTCATTGCTGAATATCTGAATGACCAGAACGCCACTGCAGCAGCTGAGCGAGCTGGCTATAGTGACCCAAACTATGGTCGTCAGCTCATAATGAATCCTAACGTTGCGCACGCAATTGCGCAGCAGCAGAAAGAGTCGTTAATGCGTACGCTTGGCAGCGCTGACGAGGTGCTTACTCAGATGTGGCAACTCGCCACTTTCGATGCAAACCAGTTATCACAGTATCGCCGCGGTGCCTGCCGCTATTGCTGGGGCTTCAGTCATCACTATCAATGGCGTGATGCTGTTGAGTATGAAGAGGAGCGACTCGAAGCGGTTGAACGCAAACGTCGCGAGCCTGAGGACGTGGGCGGATATGGATATGACCATACGCAGGAACCAAACCCTGAATGTCCCCGTTGCAATGGAGATGGAGTAGGTCAGCCGTTTTTTGCCGATACACGCAAGTTGTCAGGTACGGCAGCTCTGGCTTATTCCGGCGTGAAGCTCGGCAAGCACGGCGTTGAAATTACCGCGATAAGCCGCGAAAGGATGTTTGAAGCCGTCATGAAGCGCCTCGGCCTGGCAGATAGTGAATTTGCGCAGCGACTTCAACAGATTGAAATCGAGCGCCGACAACTGGAAGTGGAAAAACTCCGTAAAGAATTGGCCGGCGATGGCGAGGATGATGAACCTACACCTGTTCAAATCAATATCAACGTAGTAGATGCGAGGGCGGACGATGGGGATCAGCCCGACACTTAACATCCCGCAGGCGCGCTTCCTCGCGATGAAGCACAAGTTCAAAGCCTACGTTGCCGGGTTCGGTTCCGGTAAGACATGGGTGGGTTGCGGCGGCATCTGCAAAGGGATGTGGGAGCATCCGAAGATTAACCAGGGTTACTTCGCGCCGACTTACCCGCAGATACGTGACATCTTTTACCCAACGATTGAAGAGGTGGCCTTCGATTGGGGCCTGAACGTCAAAATCAACGAGGGGAACAAAGAGGTTCACTTCTACGAAGGGCGGCGGTACCGCGGCACGACAATTTGTCGGTCGATGGAAAAGCCAGACACGATAGTCGGCTTTAAAATCGGCAATGCGCTGGTGGATGAGTTCGACGTTCTGAAAGCGGATAAGGCGCGTCAGGCGTGGCGGAAAATAATCGCCCGTATGCGTTATAAGGTTGATGGTCTGCGTAACGGCATTGACGTGACCACAACCCCTGAAGGATTTAAGTTCGTCTACAACCAGTTTGTTAAGGCGGTAAGGGAAAAACCTGAGCTGAGGCCGATGTATGGTCTTGTGCAGGCCTCGACGTTCGACAACGAAAAGAACCTGCCGGATGACTATATTCCTTCGCTCCTGGCGAGTTACCCGCCGGAGTTGATCAAGGCGTATCTGAACGGCCAGTTTACTAACCTGACCAGCGGCACCATTTATCACCAGTTCGACAGGGTGCTGAATAACTCCAGCGAAGAAGATCAGCCCGGTGAATCGCTCTATATCGGGATGGACTTCAACGTCGGGAAGATGGCCGGAATCGTCCACGTATTACGACTCGGCTTACCACACGCGGTAACAGAGATTATCAACGCTTACGACACTCCCGACATGATTCGCATCATCAAGGAGCGTTTCTGGCTGTATGCCGATGGTGACTATCGCAAGGTCCGGGAAATATATATTTATCCTGATGCCTCTGGCGACTCCAGGAAGTCAAACAACGCCAGCAAAACAGATATTGAGCAACTGCGACAGGCTGGATTTAACGTCATCGTTGATGATGCTAACCCGCCAGTAAAGGACCGCATCAACTCCATGAACGCCATGTTCTGCAATGGTAATGGCGATCGCCGATACAAGGTGAACGTGTCCCGCTGCCCGGTCTACGCCGACTGTCTGGAACAACAGGTGTGGGATAAAAACGGCGAGCCGGATAAAAAGAGCGATAACGATCACCCCAACGATGGCGCCGGTTACTTCATTGTGAAGCAATTCCCAATCGTTCGACCTGCATTCTCTATTTCACTGGACACGACATTCTGATGGCCAATAACGATATTACTTACGTTCGCCCTGAGGTCAGGGCGGCGCTGCCTGTGTGGAAAAAAATACGTGACGTGTGCAAGGGGGCTGATGCTGTAAAGGCCGCCGGAAATGATTACCTCCCTTTTCTGGACCCGTCCGATAAGTCTGCACGCAACAAAAAACGCAATGCCGATTACATTCAGCGTGCAGTTTTCTACGCGATAACGGGCAATACAAAGGTTGGTTTATTGGGACTGGCGTTCCGTAAAGACCCGACAATGACCGTGCAGGATAAGCTGAATTACCTTAGTGATAATGCTGATGGTGCTGGCACCAGCATTTATCAGCAGTCCCAGCAGGTTACAGAAAATATTCTGGAAGCCGCGCGCGAGGGGCTGTATACGGATTATGCGGCTGAATCCGCCGAGGCGATCATCCTTCGCTATCAGGCGGATAGTATCATTAACTGGCGAACTAAACGCATTAATGGGCGCGATCAACTGGTGCTGGTGGTTTTACGCGAATGTATGGAAAAGGAAGATGGTTATGCATACGAGGATGAAATCCAGTATCGCGAACTTGCCCTGGAGGACGGAAAGTTTATCTGCAGAGTCTGGCGGAAGTCAGATGATGTTGGTTCTTATGTTATCAGTTCTGAGTATCAGCCAAAGCCAAAAGGTGAGGAGTTCTGGGATGAGATCCCCTTTACCTTTGTCGGTGCACAGAATAACGATCCCAGCATCGACGAGTCGCCTCTGGCTGCCCTCGTTGAAATCAACCTTGGGCATTATCGTAATTCTGCGGATTACGAAGACAGCGTATTTTTCTGTGGTCAGGTACAACCGGTGATTTCTGGGCTTGATACAGCCTGGCGTGACTGGTTGCAGGATAAGGGAATCCGTGTCGGTTCTCGTTCACCTTTTCTGTTGCCGAAGGAGGCGAGTTTTACCTACGCCCAGGCGCAACCAAATACACTGGCTAAAGAGGCGATGGACAGTAAGCGTGATTATTCTGTTCAGCTTGGCGCAAGGCTTATCGAGCAGAACAGCGCGGTTAAAACCGCCACGCAATCCAGCGGTGAGCAAACCGCATCTACTTCGGTGCTCGGCATTTGCGTTTCCAATGTTTCTGAGGCCTATACGCTGGTACTCGGCTGGTGCGCCAGATATCTCGGTATTAAAGCCGAGGAATACCGTTACAGCATCAATCAGGAGTTCATCGCCAAAGTCGCTGAATCCGGCATGGTAACGGCAATCGTCAATGCATGGCAGTCCGGCGCGATTCGCGACACGGATATGGTCAGAGCGTTGCAGAAGCTTGACCTGATAGATCCAGCTGATAACCCTGAAACCGTCATTGACGCCATTCGTAACGGCGCGCCTAACCTGATTGGTGGCAATAATGGCAACGGCGAATGACAAACTGCAGGATGAATCCTTAGCCCACGCAATATGGGTTAGTCGCTACAGCACAGGCGTTGCCAACAGGATGATAAAAATTCTGAATGACAGCGACGCCGAACTTACCGCCAGGCTGCTGGTGGCTATTGATACGCTGGATGCTGAGAGCTTTACCGTTTCGCGTCTGCAAGCGTTACTGGTAAGCGTCAGGGCGATAAACAAGGATGCCATTCAGTCGATGTATGCTGCTCTTACTACCGAGCTACAGGAACTGGCGAAGCACGAAGCCACTTTTCAGATGAGTCTCTTCCAGTTTGCCATTCCCGACGATGTTCTGGCTCTTCATCCGCTGGTGGGTATTTCCCCTGATGCGGTTTATGCCGCGGCGATGGGACGTCCATTCCAGGGGCGTTTGCTAAGCGAATGGGCCAGCAACCTCGAAGCTGATCGGATGGCGCGTATATCCAATACGGTGCGGCAGGGATTTTTGCTTGGCGATACGCAGGAGCAAATCGCAAAAAAGGTCCGTGGACATGCTAACCGTGGTTACCAGGATGGTGCGCTGCAGATGAGCCGAGCCAATGCAGCCAGCATTGCGAAAACAGCAGTAGGGCATCTTGCATCGACAGCCAGACATAGCTTTGCGGCGGCGAACGACGACATTCTGAAAGGTAAGCAGTGGTTATCTACTTTAGATAACCGGACATCAAAGGATTGTCGGATCCGCGACCGCCTCAAGTACACGCTGGATAACAAACCGATAGGTCACAAGGTGCCTTATCTACAGGGGCCTGGTCGCATACACTTCTGTTGCCGCAGTACCGAAACCTACATCCTCAAATCCGCTGAAGAACTTGGTATTAATGTCCGTGAATTACCGGAAGGTACTCGTGCCTCAATGGACGGACAGGTTGCAGGTGATACCACTTATTCTGAGTGGCTACAACGGCAGCCATTTTCACGGCAGAAAGAAATACTTGGCGAGACTCGTGCGAAAATGATGCGCGATGGCGTCATAAAATATGATGAGTTCTTCACTGACAAGGGAGAATGGCTGACGCTAGAGCAGTTGCGTGAGAGGTCAGTACTGGCAACAAATCTAGATTCAGCGAATTCGGTTGAAGAAGTGGCTAAATGGATGACTGGCCGCGTGGCGCAGGAGGTGAGATTTCCTGATGGTGTCTCCCTGGATTCAGCGAAAGAAGCGGCACAGGCCGCATTTGATGTTATTCAGCGATTCAGGCTACAGCCCGTTTCGGCTTTTGGTGACATGCTGGAGGTACCAGCATCTATCGCCGGTGCTTATGAACAGTCAACACGAACAGTGCATGTTGCCGGTTGGGCACTGGATAGCAGTGAATGGGATTACATCAGGAAGAACAGCGAAGGTGTCGATATGACGATGATGGTGAGAGAGCATCTTGTGAAGGCCGTATCTCAGGACGTTCTGGATGTTTCACCTGCGGATCTTCCCTATGTAGCCACACCATCAATAAAGGGGACAGTATGGCATGAGTTAGGTCATCATTTGTATTACTCACGCACTGATGTTGGTGGCATGGTAGAAAGCGCATATGATGAAGGCTGGTGGCGCTCCATCAGCGCCTATGCGTCCGAAGCGCCGAAAGAGCTTTTCGCTGAAATTATGTCGGCGTATATGAGCGGTAATCTTGACATTATTAATCCCGAGATCCTCCAGTGGCTGAAACAAAATTCCCGTTCCTGAAAAAAGCATCAGACCTGGCCCACGCAG